TCAGTGTTGATCTCAGTGATGAACATGTTAAACTCTTATTCAAGTATATCAAAGAAGCAAATGAGAAGGTACATCCCACAATGGGTAAGCAATGGATTAATACATTAGAGTTCAGTGGTGATGCAGTTGTCAATCGTAAACCAACATTTACCAATGACTTGATGGAGTTGGTAGATGAGAATGATGAATTCTTCAATGATGTGATAAGACCAGTGATCACTCAGTATTGTGTCATGTCTGATCTTGCAGTTGAACATTTGGTACAAGGAGATAAAAAACCTCTGATGCAAAGATTCTGGGCAAGGATTAACACACCAGATGAGTATGCTCCTGCACATTATCACAATGGTGTATTCTCTTTTGCTGCATGGATACAAGTACCAACGAACAATGAAGTAGAACAGTTAGAAGATCCAGAGAGTAGTGACTTTGTACTTCACTATAGTAACATCATAGGACTACCAGAGAAGTTAAATGTAAAAATGCATGATGGTGCAGAGAATACAATGTTATTCTTCCCAAGTCGAATGATGCACGAAGTACATGCAAGTAGAACTAATCATAACTTATACAGAGTATGTGTGAGTGGTGATATCATATGATATGGGAATTAACCGATAGTCTCATAGTGTTATTCATCATCATTATGGTGATGTGTGTACAGATATTATACAGGTTAAAGAACAAGTTAAATATCAGTAAGAAAACCGTATATAATTTACTGTTTTTGAACAGTATTTACATGGTACTCATAGTAGGACTTATCGCAAGTCAATGAGAGACATTCACAGGGGAATTCAGCATGAATGATGGACTACCAATGTGGTGGAGACCACCAATTATAGGAGGGTTAGCACCATTGCAAAGTAGGTGGAATAAAGGCATAGATTTAGTACACATAGACTTGCGAACAATGGATGAATTGTTAGATAGTATAGACAGACAGATTAGGTTCAAAAGGTATTAAATGATACAGAAATACATTTATTTTATATAAAAAAGGTTATTTTAAATATAAATGCGTGTTTTGTATGCTTATTGATAGTCATTCTCAGGATACTATCCTTTACTATCATTTTATAGGTGTCAGATCCTTGTGATCTTAGACTGCGACCTATCACAACCGCACGAAAATGTCAAGGGATGCGAAGAAAAATAACAGGGGATGTCAGCAAATCTCGACGAGACCTCATATCATCATAAATCACAGAAATCTCGACGAGATATCATGTCATTATATCCAAAATAATCAATCATTAGTCAAGTAGGGATAACCGCACAAAAATCTCGACTAGTATCACATGTCATATTACTTCATAAAGTCTCGACCAGATGTGTGTCATGTGCTATAATCATCTTATGTCATTCAATCATAACAAAGTGTAACATCAATTACTAAATAGATGTTATGAGAACCACACACGCCTTGCCAAGTGTGCTGCGGTTATGTTATAATGATCATATCTCACATGCTGCCACCATTATGGGATCAACTAAAGCATATGATGACGTACATTTGCAACGTTATCGTGTAACACTCGACATGAGTGTGATGGGGGACTTCGACCCTCGCCAAGTAGACTACACTAAAGTCTTCGATTTACAAGAATCGGAGGACGTAGAAGTGTACGTAGAGGATCTAGAGATCCCTACTCCTACAGTTAACTATGTTAACGAAGAACCAGAATGGTAAATTGGCACAAGGGTACGTCGAATGGACGCACCACATAACCAATCATTGTACCATATAATACAATATCGCCACACGACAGTGTGACAATTTTTTGTGTGGATTTAAATATTTCAGTTTATTACAATTATATTAAGAGTGAGCATATGTAGGTTCCCCGCTGCTATAATAAGAGCGTACCTACAAAATTGAATCTTATGGGAACCCGTTCCAGAATTGGTCTTCAACTAGAAGATGGCAGCGTACTTAGCGCATACCACCATTGGGATGGATACCCTGAAGGGTTAGGCAAAAAACTTGTTAAGTCATTTAATTCTTATGACAAAGCAAGTGAACTCATCGACGGTGGCGACATGTCATCTTGCATGAGTACTCACAATTGGGATCTAAAGGAAGTTCCTGAACACGTTCAGTATTATTCTTTACGTGGTGAGAATTGTCCACCCGAACTTCACCAGACTGTCAATGAATTTTTATCCTGGCAGAGTGACGGTGAATATGCGTATCTCTTCAGAGATGGTAAATGGGATGCTTGGGAGACTGATAATTTTGGTCAATTCTCCGAAGTTAAGCGACCATGCCAGCACAACAGAGTTGCAATTCCTACGTAACGAATTGTTACTATCTCATCATAGCACCCTTCGGGGTGCTTTTTTTATGTTATCATATAGGAGTAACATACAATTCTTACTATGGAAGATTTAAATGTTGCTAAGGTAATGATCAACTGGGCAAACATCCACAAGCATTTACCAGATGAGAAGAAGGCAATGGATGCCTTCTTTGCTGAAGTTGAGTTAGAAGCAGAACGCTTGGAACTCACATGTGATTACTACATGAGGGAGTTTTGCGTAGCATGACTAACTACGAAGCACTGTTAACTCTCATCGGAGATATTAACAACTCATTCGCTCACATAGAGGATGAGTCTGCCGCTGACATTTGCGACGGAGACATCAAACTGCTGGATAAAGCAGTTAAGCGTTTTAAGTCAACAGTTTGGGAGAACCAATTATGAACACCTATGAGATTACATGGGATGAACAATATCATCTCATCAAACTCTACGATCTTCTTAGAGATAATGGCATGATTGAGGATTTACCTCCTGAGATTACCACATTTTTTGAGAGGATTATGTCATGAAGGGACTCACAATGCAAATGGATGCGATAGACTTCTTACATGAAGTCTATGCAGATTATGTTATAAAGCATAAACTGCCAATGGTGTCAGCAGATGAGCAGGATTTTTTACCTGAACATGATGCTTGGTTACGTAATTTTATCAAACTTTGGGACTATGCTCAAACCATCTCATAAACCAGTGCCTTCCGAAGTCTTTGGGATGCACTTCTTCTTAGATGATAATGACGACTTTTGTTCTGCTGCATCATTTGTTAAGGGTGATGCATATGACATAAACACTGTTGGTTATGTTGGAGAGTGGGATGACTGGTCAGATGTGGACTTCCACATTCTATTCACAATTCATCACCTCTGCATTTTAAAACAACAGCAAGAAGCAAAGGTTACAAATCATTAAATCTTTATTACAGTCCCCACTAAGGGGACTTTTTTATTGTATAATAGAAGAGTAAACAACCGAGGAATCATCTTCAATGAATTACGAATTCACCGATGCAGAAGATATCGTCCTCGCAGAATGTTTATCATTCCTTGGCGATGTTGGCATCCCCGATCATATGGATCAAGACGCATTTGATACATTATGGGAGAAGGTTTTTGCATCAAACTAAACCTCAATCCAAAACCCCTCCGATCAGGAGGGGACAATCTCCCCTGAATGACATCTAATGGAACTTAAATTCACATGCATCATCGAATGTGCTCCTGATGATGGCGTTAATCCACATTCACTATGCGAAGAGATTCAAGCATATTTGGATTCTGGATATGAGAGCACCGCTCAAGTGACAAAATATCACATGGAGCAGGATAAGTTCACCCCGTTTTATGGTGACTTGGATGATTGATTACGTATTTGATAACGACCTCGCACATACAGGTGATGATGGTTACGTACATCATTATGAATCTGATGATGATCAGTTCTGGTGGTATGTTAAAGATGGTCAACTATCATTCCAAATTGATGGCACTGACTGGCAGGATTTTAGTCCTAAAGACCGAAGACCTTATACTGACAGAGAATACAATTTATTCATGAGTTTGCTCATGGGTCAATGGTCATGAAGGTATCAAAATTAATCGAATCCCTATCAAAGTACGATAGGGATGATGATGTGACATTCTACTACTTAAAGAATGACACATTAACCAACTGTCAATTAGAGGACATTGGTTTTTACCTTGATATGGGTGTTGAGTTCACCATTCAAGATACTAGTGAAGTCAATGGTAGTTCTTAAGTTCACCAATTCAGAGGTTGAAGATATCCTTGATAGTTATCAATGGATAATAGATGAATCTAGTGAAGATCCTGATCTTAAGGATGATCCACTGTACAAAATCTATTATAGTATCAAGGATCAAATCTCGACCAGTCAATCATTAAATGATTGTTAAATCTCGACCAGTATATCATAGATAGTCTCTATTCTATGTTATAATACATGTATAAGTTGGCATCCCTGAGACTTCGGTCAGACATCTGCTACTTATCGTGGAGTGAGACGCAAGGCACGGGTGAGTAAAACAATTCAGATGATCTTTGATTCACGCTGTGGAAAACTCTTTAAGTCGAACCTCTTGTACTGCTGATGTTCTAGGACATCTGAAAAGACAGTTTTGAAGTCGAACTCCACACCCCCCAAACTATCACGGAGATTAAATGCCTGAATTTAATGTCATGTGCAGCGAGACAGTTTATTTTACTGTCGCCGTAACAGCACCAGACGCTGAGGAGGCAAGAGATCTCGTCCATAAAAACGTCAATGCTTATGAAGTTATCTCGGAAGCAGTATCTGAATGGGAGATCGAGGAGGTGTTATTAGCATGAGTTACACAAAGAACGAGATTGCTCTTGAGACTTTGATCTCAAACATAGGGCAATTTTTTTATTATGTCGGTGAAGATGATGACAAAATCCCATACAGTAAGGATTTGGTCAGGTCACGTCTTGAGACTTATTGTAACACATTTATTGAATCTATCGAGGTACAATGACAAATCCTAACGATTTAAAATCTGATGAATTCGAGAGTATTGCAGAACAATACACGGAGATTATCCTCGATGGTATGGACTGGAAGACAATGTATCAATACTGTTATGATAGCATGATGGACTTCCATACTAGAGATTGTTCGGGAATCGAATTAAAAGAATTGATTGATGAATACGATGAGGAATTATTTGAAGAATTGCTAGACAATGCTAGGCACGAGATTGCCAAGGATGCTGCTAGTTATACCTAGTACAAAAATACTTTTGTCTAGATATAGGGGGCAGGTTAGGGGTTCGTCTTAAATAACCCACTATAAAACCGATTCGTTGGTTATCCGTGCCTCAACATTCCAGTTCAAATATCGTCACATGCACATGTTGACATATCCCTGAATTCATGCAATAATAGAATATATCAAACGGGGGTTAGGCATCCCGTTCAAAAAACCTAAATTGTCCAAAAACATTTTTTTGTTATGTTCCCAACATTCACAAGCACAGCGATTGAATCAATCAAAGAAGGTGCTAAAGCAGATACAGTTGAAGTCACTTTTAACGGTGGTAGATCTTATACCTACGGTTTAACTGACCTAAACGCATTTGCAACTGCTCTATCAAGAGTTGTTACTTCTAACGAATCAGTTGGAAGGTTTGTAAACAATTCTATCAAAAGCGGCACATTAACTGCTGTTTAAGATAGGATACCACTAGGGAAGCAATTCCCTAGTTTTATTATTCTTGAGGTGCTTTTTATTATGAACGCTTTAACTCCTGAGATCTACGAATCTCTATTTGATGTTAGTGCCGATGATACCGAACTATTCGGAATCTCGCTTGACGAATCCGCACCACGGGAAAACATCTCCGCTAAACAATGGCGTGAGTATGAAGAGTTAATTGATTAACTCTTTTTATTGGTAAGATGTCTTTGAGTGACAGTTGCCAATTATTACGGGTAAGATGTCTTTGAGTGACAGTTACCCGTTTTTTTATTATAACCTCGCATTTATTAAAATGGCATTTGATGTAATGATTGATCTACTAGCAGAATGTGAAAATGGTCATGAACTATTAGTAACACTTGACGCTATTGTATCACAAGACTAATTACAACAATATTATTAAGACCTCGCAAGGGGTCTTTTTTTTATGTTAAAATAAAGTCAGAGTCTATTCACCCACATGCAACTAACATCACAACAAATAGTTGATATATGCTTTAAGAGCATACCCGCTACATGCCCTGTAAAATACTACGCTCGCTGCCCTTATCCTCGCCACACTCTAACCGATTACAACAATATTATTAAGACCTCTTAAGGGGTCTTTTTTTTATGTTAGAATAAAGTCAGAGTCTATTCACCCACTATGAAATTAATTCTTATCGCTTTAATAGCGGTTATCATATGTCAAAATCCAACTGCTAGAAATACAGTTGCCGACGGTTTACAATGGTCAGCAAATACAGTAAGGTACGGATTATGATTGAAGATACTAAAGACTTCTATATTGAAGCAAAGCACTGGACTTATTGTGATTATGTCGTAAGGGCAAAAAACAAAGAAGAGGCAATTGAGTTTTTTAACTCTGGAATTCATGAAGACATGACGACGGATTACGGTTGGTATGATGAGACTATAACAGATATTAAAGAAGCAAATACCACTATGCAATTATCGCTTTTTTAATTGTTACAGTATTGTTAACAGTCTGGAAACGTGCCTATGCTATGTTATTATTAATATAGTTAAGCAATAAATCATGACTCGTCACATTGATTCTATAATCGCTATGTACTTTAGTTCTTCTAAGGTAGATAGAGTCAAAGGCAAAAATTGGTATTCAAATGCTTATTCTATCGCTTGCACTTTAGGCAAAAAATACGGTGTTCACTCTAATACAGTAAGTGCCGTTATCAGTGCCTTAAGTCCTAGCAACAAATGGAATAGAAATGTTGAAGATGCCGAAATGATGCTAAGGGCAAATTCTTATGACTTAGACTTAACCGAGTGCAAACCTAGCACTTATGGTAAGCAAAAGTTAAAAGCAATTGCTATTCTTGAAGGAAACGTTAGTGATGACGAAACCCTTAAGGGCATACTATCAGGGCAAAAGACAAAATCCTTTTATGCTAATATTAGCACTAACGGAAAAACAACTGATTGCACTATAGATGGGCATGCTTACAATGTATGGAATGGTACTGTTACTAACCTAAACGACGTACCAAACATGACTCCTAAAACATACAAATTGATTCAAGATGATTACAGAAAAGCGGCAATGGAAATCTCAAGTATCACAGAAAGTGAGACAGGCGAAATCCTAACAGCATCTGAAATTCAAGCGATAACGTGGGTCGCATATCGCAGGATACATAAAAACCTTATATAACTAAATGTTACGATAAGGCAACACCCCCACTAAGGGGGTTTTTTATTGGTTATAATAAAAGGGTACACATCACAAGGTCGCTCCTTATGTTATCATCACTCATTCGCTGCAAAATTAGATCAGGTTTAATCAAACATGGCAAACTAACTTGTAGCGATTTGGTTCGCACTATGGGATTAGACCCAGTACGTCACAAAGGCACTATTCATGGATTCATGGTAGATCTTGAAGACGCTGGTGTATTACACGCTACTAAGAAAAACGGTAAGCGTAATCTCTGGTCAATTCGCCAAATCAGAAAAAGAGATAGACTCGCTTCTCTGATTATGGCATAATGCACGAAGAGTGCAACCGCCTCTCCCTAACGGGAGGGGTTTTTTTTATGCCTATTCGTAGTAGTCATTCGTGAGTACATGCCTACAGACAGTAGTCTTATTTGACAGTGGTTTAGGGGCGTGTGCCGATTAGCGAAGCGGCCGTGCGAAATAAAAATGGATAGAGACCCTAACCTACAGAGGTGACAATTCGAGTGTGTGTTATAATGTATATGAAAAAATTCTCAGGGAAAAAATCCTCCCAAAAGGGTCGATATATACTATGTGTTCTGAGAACTTATAACTCCATCTTATGACTGACAAAATCTATCATATCTACGACGAAGAAACATGCATTGCCCCCTGTGTGTCTGAAGAGACATTCCATAAACACTGGGAGAAAGAAATTAAAGATCATCCAGATAAGTTAGACTATGAGGAATTAGAGGAAGAGATAAACGATGAACTTATAGAAGGTTCTTATTGACAAATAAGACTTATACAGTTAAAATTGACTTGAAGGTAATTATCCACAATGGCAAAAGGTTTTACGGTAAAGGCTGCTGCGCCTACTAAGAAAAAAGCAGAGGAATGGAACTATGATGAGATCAAAGAACGTATGCGAGGTAAAGCAATAGTATTTTGCTTACCTGGTAGAGGATGTTCTTATCAGTTCCTAAAGAGTTTTGTTCAGTTATGCTTTGACCTTGTACAAAACCAGATGAGTATTCAGATATCACAGGATTACTCCTCTATGGTTAACTTTGCACGTTGCAAGTGTCTTGGAGCAAATGTATTACGTGGTCCTAAGCAGATACCTTGGGATGGTAAACTTAAGTATGACTATCAGTTATGGATTGATAGTGACATTGTATTCAGCACAGAGAAGTTCTGGCAATTATGTGATCTTGCAGTACCTGGTCCAGACAAAGACGGAGTTCCTCAACCAGAGAAGGAGATTACTGCTGGATGGTATGCCACTGAAGATGGACACACTACCTCAGTTGCTCACTGGTTAGATGAAGATGACTTCCGTAAGAACGGTGGAGTTATGAATCATGAGACTGTAGAGTCTATGGGCAAACGTCGCAAACCATTCACTGTCGATTACACAGGATTTGGTTGGGTTCTTATACGTAAGGGTGTCTTTGAACGTCTCGAATATCCTTGGTTTGCTCCTAAGATGCAAGTCTTTGAGTCTGGTAAAGTACAAGACATGTGTGGCGAAGATGTCTCATTCTGTCTAGATGCCAAAGAAGCAGACGTTGAGACTTGGTGCGATCCTCGTATCAGAGTCGGTCACGAGAAGACAAGGGTCATCTAATGAACAACGGAACCTTATATAATCTATACTATGACAACGAGGTACTTTATCAGTGCCTCACTGAAGATGAGTTGGGCGAGGTTCTACAAGACTTAGCAGACCGCTTTTTCTCGGACACAGTAAACAATATAGACCCAGAAAAAATTGATGTACAACCACAACGGAGATAGTAATGCCAGTCAAGACTAAATCAGGACAATTCGGATCATTCCAATTTGTAGAGACTACCCCGAAAAAGTCTCGTCAAGGAAGAGGTAAGCATACAAAATATGCCGCAACGTCTCGAAATAGTGCCAAGAAGAGATATAAAGGACAAGGCAAATAAATTTAAAAGACATAACCGCCGCAATCGCTCGTTTTCTTTAAGCATCCTCCACGGATGCTTTTTTATTACCGTATAAATATAGTACGACCAACCCCCTCGAACTCATGGATATTTGGGTAAACCCTGATTATACTGCTAAAGATAGCGGTCTCTTAACTGAAACAGATTCAGACAAGTATTTGGATAAGACTGCTAAACGCAATCGAAACTTACACAAAGAAGAACTATATGATCCTACCGAAGTAGGAACTGATTGGGAAGTCGCTAAATAATAATTAATAACTAATAAATATCATGCCTCTAGAGCGGTCCAGCATTGGATTTAAAGATATTAGTTTGTCTTTAAAAAGGAATCCCATTACTAAAGACCTTTTGGTACTTAAGAATGAGTCTGCTATTGCACGTTCCGTTCAAAACCTTGTATTGACTATACAGGGGGAAAAAATATTTGATCCTGATCTTGGTTGTGCGGTTAACAGACTCCTTTTTGAGACAATTGACACCTTTACAGCAGATAACTTGAGAAGAGAGATTGAAACTGTAATAGAAAATTATGAACCACGAGTAGAAGTAGATACAGTCTCTGTAGAACCCGATTTTAGGGGTAATGCAATGAATGTAACTGTAATCTATCTAATAGTTGGAATTGATGCACAACCGCAACAGTTAGAATTCGTGTTGCTTCCTACTAGGTAAATAATGGCGTTAGTAAATTTTTCAAATTTAGATTTTGACCAAATAAAAAGTCAAATTAAGAGTTATCTACGTACAAATAGTGACTTTACAGACTTTGACTTTGATGGATCGAACTTTTCTATCCTTTTAGACACCTTAGCATACAATACATACATCTCCTCTTATAATGCTAACATGTTAGCGAATGAGGTGTTCATTGATGCTGCGACTTTAAGGGAAAATGTCGTATCATTAGCAAGAAATGTTGGTTATATACCGAGATCACCCATATCAGCGAAGGCAAAGATATCATTTTTCGTCTCTACAGCAACATTAGGGACTAATCCTATTACATTGACTCTTAGGAAGGGTATTGTATGTACTAGTTCATCAAATTTTGGTACTCAATCCTTTACTTTCTCCATCCCAGAGGATATAACAATCCCTGTATCGGGTGGAATTGCTACTTTTTCAGGAATTGATGTTTATGAAGGGATATACCTTACAGAATCCTTCACCTATGACAGTTTAAACAAGGATCAGAGGTTCATTCTCAATAACAACGCTATAGATACTACCTTATTGAGAATAGACGTAAGAGAATCGAAGACAAGTTCCATTAGTAGGAAGTATAAGTACGTCAATAACATCACTGAAGTTGATGCAACTCAAGATGTTTTCTTTTTGAATGAAATTCAAGACCAAAAATATGAATTATTCTTTGGTGATGGTGTTTTTGGACGTAAATTACAGGATGGTAACTATATTATTGCTTCTTATATCACTACAGCAGCACAAGATGCTAATGGAGTATCTGATTTTACCTTTGTAGGGCGATTATTTGACAATAATGGCAACAGTGTTAAGGTATCTTCTCCAATTATAACGGTTGATGAGGCATCAGGTGGTGGTACTGCCATTGAAACTATCTCTTCTATCAAGAAGTTTGCTCCTAGAGTCTATGCTTCCCAGAATAGAGCAGTAACTGCTACTGATTATGAGACTATTTTACCTCAGATCTTCCCAGAAACCGAGTCTGTATCTGTTTTTGGTGGTGAAGAGTTAACTCCACCTCAATTTGGTAAGGTTTATATCACAGTTAAACCTAAAAATGGTACATATTTACCAAATAACATCAAAGATAACCTAAAAATTGCTCTGAAGAAGTATGCAGTTGCAGGAATTATCCCTGAATTCATTGATTTGAAGTACCTTTACATTGAATATGAGTCTGCTGTCTATTATAATGCTAATACTGGTGACGCAGCAACACTTAAAAAGACAATTGCTTCTAATATTGAGAAGTATAGTAAGTCTACAGATTTAAATAAGTATGGTTCAAGATTTAAATACAGTAAATTCCTTAAACTGATTGATGATTCTGGTAGTGCTATCACTTCAAACATTACAAATGTGCAAATTAGAAGAGATCTTAGGGTCTTAATGAATCAATTTGCAGAATATGAAGTATGTTTTGGTAATGAATTCCATATTAAGAATACTTCAGGATACAATATTAAGACTTCTGGTGTTGGTATTAGTGGTGTAACGGGAACTGTTTACTTCACTGATGTACCTGATGCAGGATTCTTAACAGGAACTATGGTTATGATTAGACTTGATGCTAAACAGCAACCTGTAGTTGTACGAAAAAATGTTGGTACTATTGATTATGTAAAGGGTGAGGTACTAATTAACGCAGTTAACATTATATCTACTGCTAAAAAAGCATCTGGTGATGAGATTATCGAATTCTCTGCCATACCAAAGTCCAATGACATCATTGGAAAACAAGATTTATACTTACAATTAAGTTCTGAATCTTCTTCATTAACAATGGTTTCCGATTCAATTGCTTCTGGAGCAGAACTCTCAGGATCGGGATATATAGTATCGTCTAGCTACCTAAACGGGGATTACGTAAGACTATAAAGATATGCATAATAGAGTAAAGGTCCGTCATTTAGTACAGGATCATCTTCCCAATTTTGTAAAAGATAATTTTCCTGAATTTCAGGGGTTTCTTAGGTCTTACTATGGATCATTGGAGTCTCCTGCTGGTCCTACTGATATACTTAATAATATTGATCAATATGTAAGGTTAGAGAATTTATCTGAATTAGTCTATACAACAAATACTACATCTAGTAGTGATTTGTTCTCTGATACAATAGAAGTAGATAATACACAAGGTTTTCCTGATAATAACGGTTTAATTCAAATTGATAGTGAGATTATCAGTTATGAATCAAAAACTCCTGTCTCCTTTGTTAATTGCTCAAGAGGATTTAGTGGAATAACCTCTTATAAGGGACAAGAAGACGACAGTCTTATTTTTAGTCAAACAGGGGTGTCTACACACGCCTCTGACACGGTTGTTTATAATTTACATGCATTATTCCTATTTGAGTTTTATAAGAAGTTTAAGAAGCAATATACACCTGGTTTTGAAGAGGTTAAATTCTTTGATGCAGTAAATGAAAAGAATATTGTATCTAGATTAAAAGATTTCTATTCTTCTAAAGGTTCTACATCATCCTTTGACATACTTTTTAAGGTAATTTTTGGTGTTGATGTATCAATTGTTAAACCAAGGGACTTTTTACTGCAAGCATCAGATGCGGATTATAGAATTGTTAGAGATTTAGTTGTTAAGCAATTACAAGGTGATCCAAATGACTTAGTAAATAGAACTCTTTTCCAAGATGAGACACCTAATCTTGTAAAAGCAACTGGTTCTATTACTTCAGTAGAAGAGATAATTAAAGATGGAGTATCATATTTCAGATTAAGTTTAGACTATAACCCTGATCTTGAGCAGTTTAAATTTTCAGTACATCCTAAAACTAAAATTACTGCAGCAGTAGGTTTAAATCAGGTTTGGATAGATGTTGATTCTACTATTAGTTTCCCTGATTCTGGCATTTTAAGTGTAGTTGTAGATGGAGTTACTTATGAGATTTCATACACATCTAAGTCATCTACTCAATTCTTTGGTTTAAGTTCTCCAATTAGTATCCCTGTTGATACGACTGTTGAGACACCAGATTTTGCATATACTATTAATTCTGCTGGTGAAGAGATAAGAGTTAAAATAAGTGGTGTTCTTGGTCAATTAACCTTTGACAGACAAGGATCTAACTATTATCAAGAAGGAGATCAAGTAGAAATAGTCTCTCTTGGTCATGATTCTGAAGATCAAATTCTTAAGAGTTGGATTTTAAATATTACACCAGAATATGATGTTGCTGGATTAGTAAAACTAACAAATAACATTAATGGTGCTGCTCAATATAGAGTAGAGACATTTGATTCTCATGTATTCACTTTAGGTGACATTGGTACACTAACTGCTAATGATGGCACTGTTTATGATGTTAGTGTTCTTGGTGTTGCGGATGATAAGAGTTTTGATGTTAACTTACCTGCTAATATTCCTATTGTAAATGTAAAATATATTATTAGACGAGGGATATCAAAAGTTGCTGCTGTCAATCTTCCTGAATTGGCAAATATGTCTGCAAATATGCAGAACATGTATATTGACGATGATGATAACACATATGCTGTATCACCTTCATTACCTGATTACTTTAATACCCCAATAGATCCAAAACCACTATCAATGTTGTTTAGTGGACAGTTTAATGGAGATCAGTTAATAATTGGATCAAATCCATTCTTTACTGGTGACCCTGTTTGGTATAGTGCTAATAATAATATTCCACTTAATATACCCGAAGGGCAGTATTTTATTAAAAAGGTAAATGCAAGTACAATTAGTCTTGCTACTAGTAAATCAAATATTAGGAATGGTATTTTTATAAGTGTTTTTGGTACAGTAACAAATAATAAACTTGAATTACTTGATTTTAGAGGAAAATCTCTTAAAAGACAGGATCTTGTTAGAAAGTTTAGTAAACCAAAATTAGGTGGAGTACAAGTTGATACAACACCTGGACAAACTGGTATGTTTGTTAATGGAGTTGAATTAACAAACTATAAATCTAGTGATTTAGTATATTATGGTCAAATTGACGAGGTTCAGGTTACTTCATCTGGTGATTCAAATTATGATGTAATTAATCCACCAGCATTACATATTGAAGATGGTATTGGAGCAGGAACTACTAATGTTGGTACAGGTGCTACTGGTGTATGTAATATTAATGGGTCTTTAAAGAGAATTGATGTAATTGAAACTGGTTTTGATTATATTACAACTCCAAAAGTAACTATTACTGGTGGTCAAGGTACTGGTGCAGAAGCGCAATGTAATGTATCCAACCTTACTCATAAGATTAATTTTAATGCAGGTGCAGAGTATATTGATGTAGATCTTGCCACTAATGTAATTGGGTTTGCTACATACCACAAATTAAGACCTCAAGAGAAGGTTATATACAAATCTGAAGATCAAGCAGTATTAGGTGGACTATCCAATCAAGCAATCTATTTTGCTAGTCTTGTAGATGAAAAATCAATTAAACTTCATACCAATATAGATGATGCTATTATTGGAATTAATACTGTAGGAATAACCACATATGGTTCTGGTCTACAAACTATAGAAGCATTTGAGAAGAAGAAGGTTATATCTTCTATTGAAGTTGTTAATGCTGGTTATGACTATAGGAATAAAACCCTTTATTTCCAACCATCTAAGGTAGATATATTTGATAACAAACTCAATATTCAGGATCATAGTCTTAAAGATAGGGAACTTGTACAATTCATTAATGAAGGTGGTTCTTTCCCTGTTGGTGTTGCTTCAACTACACAATTTTTAGTCAATGTAATAGATAAAGATAATATTAGACTTGCTGAGAGAAGAATTGTTAGTACTGGTGATAGTCTTGGTGATGATTACTATTACGTTAATAATAGATTTGTTGATTTCCCAGATACTGGAACAGGAATTCACAAACTAGTATACACTCCAATTGAAGTAAAGATTGAAGGACCAATTGGTGTTGGAACTTTTGCAGGACAAGACTTTAGAGCAAAAATTAATCCCGTATTTACTGGTGATATAGAATCTATCTCGTTAAGTTCTCATGGTGAAAATTATGGTGATGCTGAAATTCTTAACTATAATAGACAACCTGTAATTAGTTTAATAAATGGTGAAAATGCACAAGTAAGTCCACTAGTATCATCTGAAGGTAAGATTATTGATATTATTATCAATAATTCAGGATCTGGATATAACTCTCCACCAGTTATTGAGATTACTGGTGATGGTAATGGTGCAATCTTAAATCCAATTATTGTTGATGGTAAACTTGTTGATGTAAAAATTATTAATAGTGGATTTGGTTATAAAAACACTAATACAAATCTATTTGTTATATCAACTGGTAGTGGTGCTAAATTTAATGCTCAAATTAAATCTTGGACTATTAACTTAGTACAAAAATTGATGTTAACAGGTGAAATACCTCAAGATGATGGTGTATTGGCACTTTCACTTGATTCTAGTAAAGAGATTGAGTATACACATGCATTTGCTCCTAGAGAACTTAGAAGAAAGGTTCTATCAACTTCAATTGACATTGATGGAAGTGTAATTTTTAGAGCAGACATATTAAACGAAACTAATACAGACAAATACCACTCTCCTATTATAGGATGGGCATTTGATGGATTCCCAATCTATGGTCCTTATGGATATGCAGATAGAGAGGGTGGTGCAGTTAAGAGAATAGAAACCAGTTATGAATTAAGAGTTGATGTGTCTGGTATCAGACCACCAAGTTATGGATCTGGTATGTTTATCGAAGATTATAAATTTGTTGGTAAAGGTGATTTAGATGAGTTCAATGGACGCTTCTGTAAGACCCCTGAATTCCCTAATGGTACATATGCTTACTTCTTAACAGTTGACGCTTCTGCAGAGGTTGCAGGACCATTTGCGGGGTATCTAAAACCAGTATTCCCATATGCTATAGGTCCTCAATTTAAAGGATTACCTCAAACTTATAATTTCAGTCAATTTGCTACTTTAAGTTTTACTAATCTAAATGATGGTAATTATATACGTTATACCAGTCAATATGGTATTAGAGGTAAAAACTCTAGGTATAAAGGATTCCTTCAACCCAATGTATTCAGTGAAGGTTTTACTGAGGTTGTATCAGCATCTTCAGGAGCAGTCGATTCACTTAATATTATTGCACCAGGTGATAAGTATAATATTTCTGATAATATCTTCTTTAATGATGAAGGAACTCAAGGTGGTGGCGCATATGCACGTATAGGGCAAATTTTAGGACCAGAAGTAACTAATATTACATATACTACTAAGAAATTTAATCATATACAGTTTACTCCAACTTTAGGTAAAGGTAGATTTGTTGGATTTGGAACTGTTTCTCATGAATTTAATGCTGGTGATATTATAGATTTACAGAATCTAAATTTATTATCTACAGAGTTATCTAAAAATTATACTGTTGGTGTCTCTACTAACCAACTTGTTTTAAGGAATAATGTTGGTACTGCCCAATCTACAGGCATTACGACATATTTCAGTGTGGATGGTGATTTAACTTTCCCAACTACTGTTGTAAATGACTTCTATATTATTAATTCTGAGATTGTTAAAATATTGAATATTGATAGTTCATCTAAGAGAATTAGAGTACAAAGAGATATTACTGGAGTTTCAACCTTTGCTTCTCATCTAAGTGGTGATATTTTAAGTGAAGATCCAAGAAGATTTACTATTAATACTGGATTCCAAACTACAACTCAATATAAAATTGATAGAACACTTTATTTTGAACCTGAAGAGGTAGCTGGAGTTATAAGTGAGAACTTAGTTGTTTATTCTGATCCTGTATCACCTTCTCTTACTGGTGGTACATGGACTAAAGCAACTGCAGGTAATGGAATAGGAACAGTAACATTCTATCATTCTAAGACTCCAGATGGTAATATTTCTGCTGCTAAAGTTGGAATTGCTACAACAACGTCTGCTACTGATACCATCGTAATACAAAATGGTACATTTACACTTTCAGGTAATGTTCATACAGTATCTGCATTCTTAAAAGGTGATCAAGGTGGAGAAGAAGTATGGATGATTCTTCAAGATACTGGTGTAAATGTTTACTATCATCAAAAAGTAACTCTTACTAGAGACTGGAAGAGATTCAAGTTTACTGTAGCAACTAATGCTAATCCTCATAGAATGAAGTTTGGTGCTGATGGTGTTGCTGTAGGATCAGGAACTACTATTAGAGCAACTTTAAACAGTAGACCTATATTCTATGTTGCAGGTTTACAAGTTGAGCAAAGTGAGTTTATGACTCCTTATATTGCAACTTATGATACTCAAGTTTTAGCATCTGCTAAAAAGGTAGGTAAGACATATTTACAAAATCCAGGTGCAGGTATTGACAAGATTAGTCCAATTAAGGATTCCTTCTATATTCCTGGTCATGGATTAAAAACTGGTGAGAAGATTATATACAATGTTGGTGCTGGAAGTAGTGGTCCAAACGTAAGTGCTTCAGGAACAAGTTATTACTTAACTGATAACACAACATTATATGCTGCAGTACATGACGAAAACTTTATTGGTATATCAACAAACCAAATTGGTATAGGAACTACAGGTAATTTTGTAGGTCTTGGAACTACTGCATCTATGGGATTATTGACTATTGATACTCCAGGAACTGGAAGATTACATAGTTTTAAAACTGCTTATGATAACATCATTACTGGAGATATTCTTAAGAAGACTGCTACTGTTAGTACTGGTGCATCTCATTATTTAAGTGAGGGTGATTTTGTTGATTTAACAGTTACTTCAGGTATCCAAACTACTGTTGTTGTTAAGTATGATGATGGTAATCGAAGATTATTAATTGATCCAAGAGGATTCCTTGAAGCGGATGTTGATACAGATAATAATAGGTTTACTATTGTAGATCATGGATGGACAACAGGTACTAAAGTTCTTCATAACTCATCTAGTCCTACTGGAGGAATTAATAATTCTCAAATCTATTATGTAATTGTTATTGACCAAAATACAATTAAGTTATCTAACAATTACTATAAACAAATAACATCTAATGAAGGAGTCCAAATTGTTGGTATATCTTCAGCATCATTTGGTACATTTAGTCCTATTAACCCAGAAATTAAAGCATATCGTAATAATACTGTTGTTTTTGACTTATCAGATTCTTCATTATCAAATAGTGGACTATCTGCCTTTGACTTTAATGTCTTTAGAGATTCTGCCTTTACTGATCTATATTTCACTTCTGAAGCAAATGCTGGTATATCAACTATTGTTTTAGACTTCCATGTAAAGAAAAATGGTACTATTGGACAGCAAAATGCAAACTTAACTTTAATTATTGATAAGAGTACTCCAAATAATCTCTATTATAATCTACAACCAATTAAGAGTTCTGGTGCTGCTGCTTCTAAGACTGAAATGCTTAGTGATACCTTCCAAATCACTAATCCAAACAGGTTATCTATAGTTAGTAGTAAATATGATGCAAAAACAACTGTTAGTGGTTTAACTACTAATACCTTTAATTATACTCTGTTTGATACTCCAGAAAGACCATCTTACAGTACAGGTGAAGCAGCTATCATCTATCAAACAACATCTGCTACTGCTACTGGACCTGTTGGTACAATTGCATTAGATTCTGGTGGTGCTGGATATAAGAGTCTTCCATATGTCTCTAAAGTTGTTAGTGCTGCAGGAACAGGAGCACTATTCCTCCCAAGAAGTAGATCTATTGGTAAACTTAATGAGGTAGTATTGACTGATATTGGATTTGACTATCCTGCAGACAATACATTGAGACCTGCTGCCTCATTACCAGCAACATATAAAATTGAACCACTATCTAAGTTTGAACGTGTTAAGGTTAAAGATCCTGGCGTTAATTACTTCTTAACACCTGATATAGTTGTTGTTGATGGATTTACTGGTCGTGTTAATACTGAAGCATTCTTAAGATATGATGTTGGTGATACTGAAGTAGAAATTGTTAGAAATACAACTGGTTTGTATAATGTTACTCCAGTTTTAATGCCAACTAATAATCCTAATGGTACAAGGATTGATAGTATTACTTTTGACTCTTCTACTTTAGATGTTACTGTTGCATTTGCTGTAACATTCTCATCTATTGATGCTTATCCATATAAAGTTGGTAATAGAATACTAGTTGAGAATACTAATACTCTTAATTCAGTTGGTAGAGGATATAACTCTGCTGCTTATGCATATAAGTTATTCACTCTTACTGAAGCAGATGCTAATGTTGGTGGTGACTTCCCAACAATTAAGTATAGTTTAAGTGGACTATTAAATCCTGGTGAACAACCTGGTGAATTTGATAGTTTTGAATCATTTGGAACTATAACTCCAGAATCATATTTCCCAACATTTGAAGTATTCCTTGAGAAGGATTCATTTGCAAAAGGTGAGTTTATTACTAACCAACTTGATAATAGTGGTGTAGTTCAAGACTATGATAATAGGAACGAGTTCTTAAAAGTAAGATCTGCAGATCAATTTAATAAAGGTGATGTAATTATTGGTCAATCTACTCAAAACCAAGGATTGATATCTTCTGTTGATGGAATTAAGGGTACATATTCAATTAGTTCTAATAGTATTACTAAGAAGGGATTCTTAAAAGATACTGGTAAGTTAAATAGATTCTTCCAAAGAATGCATGATAATGATTATTATCAGTACTTCTCATATGCAGTAAGATCTTCTATATCATTTGAAAAATGGAATGCTTATGTAAGTAATCTAAACCATACTACTGGGTATAAGAAGTTTGGTGAGTTATTAGCAGATTCATATGACCCATCTATCGTTGGAATGGGTACAGCACAAGACTTAAATGCATTTATTGCAGTATCTGACTTAACTAGTGTTGTTGACCTTAACATGATTAAGGACTTTGATACTGCAAGAGAAAAGGCAATTACTGTAAACAATAAATTGGTATCTAATGAGATTCTCTTTGGATTACCATTCTTAGCAAAATATCAAGAATTTATTGGTAACAGAGTTCTTCCTATTGACGATTTTAGTGCTGAGTTTGATGGTGTAAAAAGAGATTTTGGTTTATTCTGTGCAGGTGATCCAATTTTTGAACAATCATTTGATGGTAGTGATGATACTGTTGTAGACACTAACGAACAGTCAATTAATCTTGTTAATCATTACTTCGTATCTGGTGAAGAAATTGAATATATTCCACCTGGTAATGACTTTGCAAATGCCATTGTAATTGATTCTACAGACTTTGGACCAGGAATTGGAACTACTACAAAACTTCCAGGATCATTCCATGTAATTAAACTTGATAATCAAAAGGTACAGGTTGCAGTATCTGCTACTGATTCACTTAGGTTTAATCCTGTATTTGTTGGTATTGCTAGTGTTGGTATTGGAACTACTCATATCTTTAGAGGAAAAGATCCAAATAATAGATTACTATTAACAGTTAATGGCACAATTCAATCACCTGTTGTAGCAACTGGTAATACTTTTGCTGTTGGTTCATCTAGTGTTGGTGTTGGTACTACTGTATTTGGTATAAGTGGTATTTCATCAATCTTTAGTGGTGATTTAGTCAAAGTTAATGATGAAACCATGTTGGTTGCTGGTGTTGATAAAACTAATAATTTATTGACTGTAAGAAGAGCATGGATGGGTAGTACTGCAGCAACTCATGCTGGATTATCTACAATTACAAAGTTAGTTGGTAACTTTAGTATTGTAGAGAATGATATTCATTTTAGTGAAGCAGCATGGGGTAATCAACCAATTGGTTTTGGTACAACTGCTACAGATAGTAATGAGATTGATTATACTGGACTTACAACTAGCAGTAGATTTAGTGGAAGAGTATTTTTAAGATCTGCAATTAATGAAGCATTCACAACTAGTTTTGTTAAAGCATACGATAATAACTTTGTATTTGATGATCTATCAAGTAAGTTTAATGGAATAACAACTTCCTTTATATTAAAGTATAAGGGTAATGATATTGATACTATTACTGCAGGTAATGCAATTGTTCTTATAAATGATATCTTCCAAGGTCCACAGAGACTTGGTAATGAAATAACTACCATACAAGGTGATTATAAGATTGAACAACACAATAGCAATACACAGACGCTTCTAGGGTTCAATGGTACGATATCTGACTATGATTCTAATAAAGATATTAATGTTAATGATGTTCCAAGAGGTGGAATTATCGTTAGTGTTGGATCAACAGACGGATATGGATTCCAACCATTAGTTGCTGCAGGTGGTACTGCTGTTGTATCAAGTGCTGGTACTATTACTGCAGTTGCTATAGGTCTTACTGGATCTGGATATAGATCTGGATTACAAACAGTTGGTGTTGCCATTCAAACTAGAAGTGTAGGAATAGCAAGTTACACTTATGTTGGTAATGCAACTATAACTGGTGGACATGTTACTGATGTAGTTGTAGATAGGGTTGCAAGATTCTATAAACCAAGAAATATTATTAACGTTGGTTATAGTTCTATCACTGGAATAACCACTATACAAACAACTCAAAAGCATGGATTAGACCTTGGTGATGAGATTACTGTTGTTGGTGCAGCATTCACTTGTGATTACTATGCACCTATTGATCTTACCAATGCAGTATACAATAATACTACTGGTATTATGACAGTATCTGTTGCTTCAACTTCTGTTCCAATCAGTGACTTCATTTATACAAATACCACTGGTATTGCAACTATTACTACGACATTACCTCATAATATTGTTAAACAGACTGCAGTTGGTAGAACATTTGCTTTATCTGGAATTGCCTTAACTTGTGTGGGTTATGGTCAAACATTCGCAGTACATAGTGCTCAATACGATCAAACAACTGGTATTGCAACAATATTTACTGTTGGTAATCATGGTTTAACTGCAACTGAGGATGTTAAACTAAGACAATTAAACTTTACATGTCCTCTTGGTGGTGCTGAAGGATATGGTCAACAATTTGGTATTAATGGATTTACATATGATAATTTAACTGGTTTATGTACTGTAACTACTGCAACATCTATTGCAGGTGTTATTGGAGTTGGTAGTGAAGTTAGATTAGACAATATTGGTCTCAACTGTGCATTTGGTAACTCAATATATCCAGATGGAACTCAAGGATATACATTTACAGCACTTACTGTTCCTACATCAAATCAATTTACATTTAATGCAGGTGTTTCTACATTACCACATACCTATGTGTCTGGTGGTACAGTTAATGCTGGTATTACTACATCTGTCTTCCCAGATGGATCACAAGGATATTCATTTAAGACAATTGGTGTAGCAGCAACTTCATTCACTACTAATGTTGGTGTATCAAGTATAAGACATACATGGAACAATGGAGGTGTTGTTCAAGTTGGTATTACTACTAGCATATTCCCAGGCAATGCTCAGAATTCACCAACTGGAGATACCTTTGCTTGCATAGATGCTCCAAATATGTACACTCTTACATTCCAAGCAGGAATTTCTACAATTCCTCATTCTTATGTAAGTGGTGGTGAAGTAATCCTTGGTCATAAACTTAAAGTTGGTACTGATATAGCATTAACTGGATTAGGAATGACTTGTGGTATGAGTACTGAAGTTCATACCTATCCTAGAAATAGAGATACAATTACAGATACTTCTGTTGCAATTATTGCGGATGGAACTGACCATACAGTAAGTAACGCAGCATATAACCCAACAACGGGTATTATGACGTTGACTATCAATAATCATGGATTCCATGTTGGTGATAAAGTTAAACTTGCTGAAAAATCATTAACATTTACATGTGCTAAAAACAATCATGCTTCAACACATTCTTATCCTAGAAAGAATGATCCAATTTATGGTCAGTGGGTAGGAATTGCCAATACAACTGTTAATACCCTTAAGATACAAGTACTAGAGACTATTCCATCTACTAATGTAGATGCTCATACATTTGTATCAGCAAGTAATAACGGTCTTACACATAATAACGGTACAATTACATTAGATGTTGGTCCTTCTGGTCCTAAGCACCAGTTTACGCATACATTTGATGGTGCAGATACTTTTACACCTACTGGAGTGGCATATAACCCCACTACAGGTGTAATGACACTTACTATCGCTAATCATCCATTCAGAGATGGGGATTATGTTGGAATTGCTCAAAGTGCAATAACATTTACTTGTGTTCAAGATGGTCATGGTTCAAATCATGCTTATCCAAGAGCAACTGATCCAATCAATAATAAGTGGATTGCAGCAACTAATATCACTACAGATACTTTTGATGTTCAAGTTTTAGATACTATTCCATCTACAAACGTGGGTGTTCATACATTTGTATCTGCTACTACTGGTGGAATAAGCAGATCTGTTCTTCGTACTGGTGGTGTTTATAATCATCTATTCGTTAGTGCTGAAACAGACTCGATTAGTGTTGGTGGAACAAATACCAAATATACTCCAACTAATGTATCATATGCTGCTACTGACGGTTCTCTTGTACTAACAATTCCAAATCATAACTTATCTGGTGCAGCAACTACTACTGCAACAGGAGCAGCGTATGATGGTAATACAGGTATTTTAACTTGTACAGTATCTGGTGGACACAATATAACTAATGGACAATGGATTAAGTTTGCTGACGAATCTTTAACATTCAAGTGTGGATTAGATAGTTTTAATTCAGAGCACAAATATCCAAGAGCAGCAGACCCTGCAGGAACTAATTGGTTACAGGCAAATGTAACTTCAATAACAACTTTTGAAGTTCAAGTATTAGAATCTATTCCTTCTACAAATACTTCAGTTCATGCATTCTTTGCTGCTGCAGCAAATGGTATTAAGATAGCACAAAATACAATCGGAATCGCAACAGAATCTATTAAGTTGTCTTGTGATATGGACAAACATGGTAGTGAGCATGTATATCCACGTAGAACTGATCCAATTTACAGAAAGACTATTGGTGTTGCATCAACAACTTCTGATACTATTACTGTTGATGTTGGTATATCAACTATTATTCCTTATGGTGTATCTACTGCAACATATGACCCCGCAACTGGTAACTTAGTATTAGGTATAGGTACACATCATCTAAGCAAAGGAACTAGTGTTAAAGTTGCTACTGGATCTTTAGTATTCACATGTTCTCAAGATAGTAATGTTACTAAACATCGTTATCCAAGAGCAGGTGACCCAATCTATGCGGGAACTAAGGTATCAAGAATTAATTCAAATACAGAGTTTGAAATTAATGTTGGTGTTGCTAATGTACCAACTTATTATAAGTCTGGTGGTTATCTAGAAGAGATTATTCTTGCACCTAGAGCAGTTAATAACAGTCCATCTACTCAGGACGTTGCATTTGATGGAACTGCGGTAACTAATATTCTTAATGAGTATACATTTGAGTGTGATTCTGGAATCTCTCCTTATGCACACTTCTATAAGAGAGCAGGTGAAGTTACTCAAGACATAAAAGTTAGAGTTGATTCTCCCCTTGGTTATGAAGATATACCATTAATTTACTCTGAAGACAATATAATAACTGGATTAGGAACTGGTGCAACTGTTGATATTGAAGTTAGTAATGTAAGTGGTGTTAGTAATTTTGAAATCAATAAATTTGGATATGCATATGGTTCAGATGATATTCTAACTGTTGCTATTGGTGGTACTGTTGGAATCCCAACATTTGCTACTAAGACATCAAATGCTGTTAAACCAGTAGTTTATGGTGGTCGCTATCCACATACCTTTGTTGGTGCAGCAAATAGTGCTGTTATTAGTGGTGGTGCATACGCTCATACTTTTGTAAGTGCTTTAACTAATGGAGTATCAGTAACTGGTGTTGGAAACTTTACACCAACTGATGCGACATATGATGCATCTACTGGTGATATGGTTTTAACCATTGCTGGTCATCCATATACAACTAGTCAAACTGTTGGACTCTCAACAGGTGCAATTACATTTAAGTGTTTGATGGATGGTGATGCAACTAATCATGCATATCCAAGACCTGGTGATCCTGTTCTTGGTTATGGTGTAACTGCAATTACCGCAAAAGATACAAATACGATTACTATTAATGTTGGAGCATCCACTACTGTTGGGTATTCTGTTAATAATGCTACCTATGACCCAGTAACTGGTGAAATGGTACTTACGATCCCTGATCATGGATTAAAGGGTTCTGAGGACTATACAGTGACTCATGCATTGTATAATGCTGGTACTGGTGGTATGTCGTTGACTCTTGCAGGAATTACAACACTTAATGCAATTACTGTTGGTGATAGAGTTAGATTTGTTGATAATTCGGTAAACTTTACTTGTACTTTAGATCCTAATGCTTCTGCGAAGTCATATCCAAGAGCAACTGATCCTAGCAGTAATAAGTGGTTGCCTGTTGTTGGTGTTACTACAGATAACATTGATGTTATGGTTGGTGCATCTGTTACTGTTTACTACACTCCTGTAGGTGCTGAATACAATTCATCTACTGGATATATGACTCTTGCAATTGGTGAACATGATCTCAATATAGGAGAACCTATTTTAATTGCAGACAATAGTATTAACTTCCAGTGTTCTCAAGATAATTACGCAACTGCTCATCAATATCCTCGTCCAGGCACTGACCCTATTTCTGGAATTGGTACTCCTATTACTGGTGTAGGTGATACCTCAATTACATTATTTGTTGGTATTGGTACTGATTCTGATCATAGATTTATTGCTGGTCTTAGCAGTGCAACAAATGCAGTAAGATCTGGTGGTAACTATCCACATACATTTGTCTCTGCATCTGCAAACGGTCTTCAAAAGGCAGGTGAATCTATTCGTTTAAGTGAAAATGGTCTTACATTCAAATGTGAGATGGACGATTACTCAAGTGAACATAGTTATCCTCGTTCTACTAAAAATGAAACAAGATTTGTAAGATCTGCTGCTGGATCTGTTGTACCTAATGTAGGAACTGCATTAACACCAACTGCTGCTTATTATGATGGTAATACTGGTAATCTAGTTTTAACATTCCCAGAACACAATTTAACTGCAGGTTCTAATACTGTTGGTATTATCACAGGAGGTATAACATTTACCTGTGATTTGGATGATTATCGTACAGAGCATCCTTACCCACGTACAACAGATCCAGCACACAATGCAACAATAGGTATTGCAGCAACTACTTTAACCACAATTACAATTGATGTTGGTAAGTCTGGTATTACAACTTCAGATCCTTATTACAACAGTGCAGTATCAGTTGGAGCAACAACTGCTAATACAATTAGTTTGAATATTGGTAAAGCACCTGCTGAGAAGAGATTTAAGGTTATGGATGCTGATTATGATGGATTTACTGGTGAAATGATTCTTACTGTAGGACAGCATAGTTTGAAGACAGGAGATAGAATTAGACTTGCAAATGAATCTTTAATATTCACATGTTCTAGTGATAACTATGGTTCTAAGAATGCATATCCAAGAAAAACCGATCCAATTTATGGTGGTGTTGGTATTGCTTCTACAACTCCAACAACTATTAGAATGAATGTTGGCATGGCTCCTATTGGTAAGAGATATGTCCACCAATTTGTTGGAGTTGGATCTTACAGTGAATTCCAGTTAACTGTTGATGAGACTTATGCATCTAAGTTCTCTGGTTGGAACGTTGGTGATTTCTTAGTTCTTGACGACATTACTCCATTCTTTAATGGAACTAGAAGATTGTTCCCATTATCAGTTAATGGCGACAGAATATCATTCTTTGCAAGAGCAAACGCAGGTATTAATTTGCAATCTAACCTATTAGTATTTGTTAATGACATACTACAAACTCCTGGTGAAGGTTATACCTTTACTGGAGGTAGTACTCTTAGATTCTCAGAAGCACCGAAGGGTGGTGTAACAGGATTTACTACAACTGGAGATAAGTGTAAAGTCTTAATGTATACTGGTACACAAAGTATTGATGTTAGAGAAGTTGATGTATTACCTACACTTAAAGTGGGTGATGATGTTCAACTTTATAGTGATACTGATGTTACATTCAATCAAGATGAACGTCTTGTTATGGATGTTAAGTCAGCAGACTCTGTTACAACTAATAACTATGCGGGTCAAGGTGTTACACCAAATGAACTGTTAACAAGACCAATTTCTTGGTCTAAGCAAGATGTTGATAAGATTATTGATACTAATGAAGTTGGTAAAGATAGAGTTTATTATGAACCAGTAATTAACCCACAAACTAACATTCTTGAGACTATTGGTGTTAATTCTAGTTCAGTATTTGTATATTCTTTGAGATCTCTATTTGATGATCCTAAAGAAGCGATGTTAGCTGCAGATAGAGAGAAGGTAGAACTTATTACCCAAGAAAATATTGAATATGCAACTGCAACAACTACCATCTCTAATGGTGCTGTTAGTGCTATTACCGTTACCAATCCTGGTTTTGGATACACTGCTGCTCCAATAGTTACTGTTCAAAAACCATTTGATGTTGTAGGAGTTGCAACTGCTGCTACTGCTACTGCTACTATTGGGGCAGGTGGAACTGTTACTGGTATTTCTGTTGGTATGGGTGGAACTGGTTACATATTTGGACCGTTAACTTCTCTTAGTATTGCTCAGAATGGTATTGGATTCCCATTCTTAGATGCTTCAACCAATGTAATGTTGGGTGCTAAATTAAATAGTGTAACTGGATCTGGTAGAGGTGCATCTATTAATATTGATATTAGCACTTTAAATTATGAAGTATCTGCTATATCAATTGTTGAAGGTGGAACTGGTTATCAACCAGGTGATACATTATCTGTTGATGTATATGATAACGTTGGATTAGGAACTACTAATAGAAGATGGGCACTTACAACTCCAATTAAATTTACTGTTGGTGCTATTAGTGGACCTGAAGTTATGATTGCTCCACCAACAAGAAAAGTTGAAGATGTGCCAAAATCAACTGTTGAAGGTGATTATGGAATAATTGTTGGTATTGGTACAACTACCATTGTCGGTGTTGCATCAACTGGAATTACCTTTGATTTCTATATACCTCAGGATTCTAAATTAAAATCTGGATTCTCTTTAGTACAGAGTGGAATTCAAACTGGATATCTATTCAATGTTACAGGAACAGGTGTCAATGGTCCTTTAACAACACTAAGAGCAGATAATTCTGTTCTTGGAATTGGCACTACTTGTATGGATGCAACTTTTGAAGTTGCTCACTACTCTCATAATACTAGGTTCATTCCACCCGAAATAAGTGGAACTTCTGTTGGTATTGCAACTACGGTTACAACTGTTGTTGCTAAGATTGCTAACTTTACAAATGTAGTTGGATACGGTACAACTGCAAGTTATGGTGATTATACTTGGGGTAAAGTTAATCTAACTATCAGATTAGGAACAAAACAAATATTTGAAGCAGTTCATGGAACCAGTCAGTCTGGTATTGGATCTAACCCAGTTATAAGAAGAAAAAATCCACTTCGTTATAAGGGTTATATTATTTCATAATAAATAAAACATAGCAAATCTTAAATTCTAAAAATGGCTGCGATTATAACTGATCAGTTGAGAATTAAGAATGCGAGAACGTTTATAGATAAGATTCGTTCCTCGACAGATTCTTACTATACCTTCATAGGTCTCCCAAATGCTGTAGAAAACAAATCCGACTGGGATAGTAGTCCTCCTGCTCCTAGGGATTGTTTTGATGACGAAAACTTCTATTGGGACACTATGATCGCAATGAAGAAGATCTCTGCTGATGACATTCGACCCGTTGTTCGGAAGTTGGGTTGGGCATCTGCAACAATCTATGACATGTATAGACATGACATAAACAGGAATAATCTATCAGATTCCTCAAATAAGACTAGTTTATATTCTTCTAACTTTTATGTTGTAAATAGTGAATTTAGAGTTTATATTTGTTTGCATAATGGTATTGATCCAGAAAACCCAAATGGTAAACCATCTCTAGATGAACCAAAATTCACTGATTTAGAACCTCGTGTTGCTGGTACTTCTGGTGATGGATACATTTGGAAGTATCTTTATACAATTAGTCCTAGTGATATTATTAAATTTGACTCTCTTAACTTTATTCCTCTTCCTGTAGATTGGGAGACAAACAGTGATTTTACACCTATTAGGAATAACGCTAAAACAAGTGGTCAAATAAAGGTTGCTACTATTGCTAATAGGGGATATCTTGTTGGTCCTGCTAACACGACATATACAAGGGTTCCAATTAAAGGTGATGGATATGGTGCTGAATGTACTATTGTTATAAACAATGACTCTAAAGTAGAATCAATTACTATCTCAAATGGTGGTAGTGGTTATACTTATGGATCAGTTGATTTAGTTGCAGGTAATGTTCCTGTTGGTAATACTACACCAATCTTTAATATTATTATTCCTCCAGCAGGAGGTCATGGATATGACGTTTACAGAGAGTTGGGTGCATCAAACGTACTAATCTTCTCTAGAATTGAAAATGACGATTCAAACCCAGACTTTGTTACAGGAACAAAGGTTGCTAGAATTGGAATTGTTGAAAATCCACAAGCATTTGAATCTACTTCTGTAATTACAGATGATAGAGCAAGTGCTGTTAACGGAATAATTTTAAAAGGATTATCTCCAAATGATGATGACTATAAAACTACAACTTTTGAATCAAATTCATATATTACTCAGCAAGTTGGAACTGGACAAACTGCTGTAGGAAGAGTTGTATCTTATGATAAAACTACAGGTGTTCTTAGATATTGGCAGGATAGATCTTTAGTTGGATTTAATACTGACGGTACGCAAAAAACATCTCCTACATTTGGATATGGACTAAACGATTTTACAGGAACTACTGCTACTGGTGGTAACTTGAAGATTGTAGGTGGTACGAAAGACTTATATATAGACAACGGATTCGGATCAATCAGTAATCCTGGTATAAGTACCGTCATAAATAATAAAACATATTACTTGGGTCAAACATTTATTAAAGGTGTAGCGAACCCAGAGGTTGAAAAGTACAGTGGTACTATCCTCTATGTTGACAATAGACCTTCTATTACTAGGTCTGCTAATCAACGAGAAGACATTAAAGTCATTTTGCAATTCTAAGGGAATCATTTAAAAGATATGGCACAAGAAACTAATCTCAATGTATCGCCTTATTTTGACGATTTTGATGCAGAGAAGAATTTCCATAAGGTATTATTCAAGCCAGGATTGCCAATTCAGGCTAGGGAATTAACAACATTACAGTCGATCCTTCAAAATCAGGTAGAGCAAGTAGGAACTCACCTGTTTAAGGAAGGATCTTGTGTTATTCCAGGTCAAATAAACTATAACAACAACTTGTTTGCTGTTGAAGTTGAAGAGAGTTTTTTAGGTACAAACGTATTAGACTATTGTAGTAATTTAATAAATGAGGTAGTTAGTGGATCTAATTCTGGTGTAAAAGCCAAGATTATAGATTATATGGAGCCATTTTTCTCTCCAAGAGGATATGTCACTTTATTCATAAGTTATCTTGGGTCTGGTATTAATGATAAAGATGTTTTTGATGATAATGAGACTTTACTACTTAAAGAAAATGTAGTAGCTGAAGTAGCACAGATAACCTTACAGGCAGGACAAGGTTGTGCTAAAACTGCTCCTACTAATTCTACATCAATTGGATCTGCAGTATTCATATCTGAGGGTGTATATTTTATAAGAGGACAGTTTGTAAGAGTCGAAGATGAAATGTTGGTTCTTGATCCTCATGATGAGAATCCAACATATAGAGTTGGTTTAGAGATTACAGAAGAGATAATTACTTCAAGTAAAGATCAGTCTTTAACTGATAATGCTAAAGGATTTAATAACTTTGCTGCTCCTGGTGCAGATAGATTAAAGATTAGTGTAAAATTAGGTAAGAGACCTTTAGAGTCTGACAAGAATGAGAACTTTGTTGAGTTGATGGTTATCAATGGAGGTTCAGTATCTCATATTGATGATAAGATTAAGTATAATGAACTTGGAAATGAATTAGCAAGAAGAACATATAGTCATGCTGGTGATTTTTATGTAAAACCATTTACAATTTCTGCAAAAGAGTCATTAAATGACAACAAGGGTAATAATGGTGTATTTGGTATAAATCAATTAACTTATGGTAATAGCACACCAAGTCCAGATTTAGGTACATATAAAATATCTCCAGGTAAAGCATTTATTAAAGGATTTGAAGTTCCTGTAAGAAATGTTGTATATCTAGATTTTGAGAAGACAAGAGTCAAAAAGGTATTAAAAAATCAAGCAGTAAACTACTATACAGGACCAACTCTAACTGTTAATAGAGCATATGGTTGTCCTAGAATAGGATTTACAACAACTTCTAGTATTAGTCTTAGAGACTCTAGAATTGGTGCTGATAATCATGTTGCATCAGGTAAAGAGATTGGTGTTGCTAGAGTATATGACTATGCATTAGAGTCTGGATCATATTCTTCAGCACTTCCAGCAACTAATGAGTTTGATGTAACACTTTATGATATTCAACCATATACTGAGATAACAGTAAACCAAGCAGTAACTTTAACTGTACCTACTTTTATTAAAGGTAAGTCTAGTGGTTCAACAGCACACTTAAGGTTTGGGACTACTACTGGGATTATAACTGCATATAACTCAAGTGGAACATTTACACCAGGTGAAAAATTAATCTTTAATGGTGTAGATAATAATAGAATTGCAACAGCAATAACAGCACATTCTATAGGTGCAGTTGAGTCTATTCATAGTTCAGTTGGTGTTGGTACATTTAATGCTGATGTTAAACCATTTACAAAGATTGCTTACGGTAATGTAAACATTACTCCTAAGTCTGGAACAGCACCTGGAATATCAACAGTTACAGTTCCTAATGGTGGTTTTAGGAATAAAGTAAAAGCAGGTGATTTAGTATCATTTACTAATCCTTTATTAGGTGGAACAACAGTTAGAACATTTGCTGTAGTTGATAGTTATACTGATGATAATAATATTATTATTGCAGGTATAACTACAGTTGCAGGTGTTTGTGATGGTGGTCTTCCTGCTGCAGCAGCTCAACCAGTTGATTTTGAATTAATTGGATCTAAGTTCCAATCATCTACAGATAATAGTCTCTACACACCACTACCTAAATCATGGATTGCTAATGTTGATTTAACAGAGTCTAATATAACAATTAGAAAAGAATATGATGTAACTATTACTGCTAATGCTACTAATACTATACAAGCAGGACAGAATGAAACATTCTTAGCATATGATGAAGAAAGATATGTTTTAACTAATGATGCAGGTGTTACTGAAGAATTAACACCAGATAAATTACGTTTTACAAATGGTGGTAGAGAATTAAGAATATTTGGATTATCTGCTACTGCAGGATCTGCAAGATTAGTTGCTACTCTTAATAAAATTAATATTAAGAATAAAGTTAAAAATAGAATAAGAACTAACTCAATTATTGTTAATAAGTCTAAATTAGTAACTTCTGGTGTTGGTACAACCTCATTAAATGATGGATTAACTTATGGTAATTATGGTTATGGTTTAAGAGTTCAGGATACTGATATTTGTCTTGGAGAACCAGATGTAACTAAAGTTTATGGTGTATTTGAGTCTGGTGGTATTGCAGATCCATTAATTCCATCTGTTACTGTATTCAACATGAATGGTCCAACTGGACGTGTTGATGACTTAATTGCTGGTGAAGAATTTGTTGGTAAAACAACAGGTGCAATAGGTCTTTATATTGAAAGAATTAACAGTGCCAAAGCAGCATTTGTATACTTAAGTGATTTAAGATTTGAATTAAATGAGCAAATTGAATTTGTTGAGAGTGGTATAGTTGCTACTATTAATGATTTTGATCCTGGTGACAATAATATTATGGATAGATTTAGTTTAGATAGTGGACAAAGAGAAACTATTTGTGACTATGCTCGTCTTATTAGAAAACCTAATTCTAAAGATCCTAGGAAAAAATTAAGAGTTATTTTTGAATCTGCAGAATATGCATCTACTGATGATGGTGATATAACAACAGTTTCATCATATGATCAAATTGATTATTGTGTATTACCTGATGTCAAAGAAGGTACAAGATTAAGTGATATTATTGATATTAGACCAAGAGTAACTAATTTTGATTTAAATTCAACTGCGGTATCTCCATTTGAATTTAATGCAAGAGTATTTTCTGATGCTACAAACTCCGCTAAGAATATTTTAGCATCTGATGAGTCAATTAATATTCAATATTCATACTATCAACCAAGAATTGATAGAATATATTTAACTAAGAATGGTCAATTCCAACTAATTAAAGGTATTCCTGCTGATACACCAGTTCCACCTATTCCCATTGAGGATGCATTGGAAGTTGCTTTATGTAAATTACCTCCATATATTTGTAATACTGAGAACATAGAAGTATTACTTAAGTCTCATAAGAGATATAGGATGCAAGATATTGCATTATTGGAAGATAGAATCCAGAACTTAGAGTACTATACTGCACTCTCTCTTCTAGAGTCTAATACTGAGAGTCTGTTTATTCCTGATAATGCTGGTTTAACACGATTTAAATCTGGTATTTACGTTGATAACTTCTCAGGAACTGCAACTCAATTAAAACTTGGTAAGGTAACTAATAGTGTTGACCCATCAAATCTTGAATTAAGACCAACACACTATACAACTGAAGTTGATTTATTGCTTGGTTCTAGATCTTTAATTGGTATAGGAACAACTGCTTCAGCAACTGCTGATCCTAGATTTGTTACTGACTTAATAGGAAATGGTATTAAGAGAACTGGTCAATTATTAACCCTAGATTACCAAGATGCACCAAGAATTGTACAGGGATTTGCTACTAGAGTTGAGAATGTTACTCCTTATCTTGTAACTACTTACACAGGTAACATTGTACTATTCCCATCATCTGATATATGGATAGACCAAGTTAGACTTCAACCACAAAGAATTGAAGTTGACAACTATACTCAAACCCGTAGACAGTTAGAATTTGATGGATATGATCCACAAACTGGTTTAGGACCTGTTAGATGGGGTACATGGAATACTACATGGACTGGATCTAGTTCTACTAACACTTCTAATAGAATACAAACAGGATCTAATTCTAGAAATAATGGAAGTCAGATTGTAACTACAAACTCATTCCAGACTACAACTACTACAACTACTACTAGAACTGGTACATCAACCAGAGCAGGTGAAAGACTTAGAATTAGTGAGCAAACAGATACTGTAAATGAAGGAGACAAGGTAGTAAGTACCTCAGTCATCGCATTTATGAGGTCTAGAAACATAGAATTTACAGGACGTAAGTTCAAACCATTAACAAGACTTTATGGATTCTTTGATGGTCAAGATGTAAATGCATTTGTTGTACCAAAATTAATCGAAGTTAAGATGATTAGTGGTACATTTACTATTGGTCAACTTGTTAACGGAACAATGGCTGCAGGTACAGTTACAGCAACTAATGCAGCAACTCCTAGAGTATCATTTAGAGTAGCAACATCTAACCATAAGTTAGGACCAATTGCTTCACCAACTGACGTGTTTACAACAAGTCCTTATGATGAGTCATATACAGTTCCTGCAACTTATTCAAGTTCTTCAGTTCTTGTTAACGTAGATACAGTATCACTAGCAGACCAAACACAGGGTCTTTATAGTGGTTTTATAAGAGCAGGAATGAGACTTAGAAGTGCTACTGGTGAAGCAGAAATTACTAATATAAGATTATTCAGTGATCATGTAGGAACAGTTCTTGGATCATTCTTCATTCCTAATCCAAATATTACTTCTAACCCATCATTTGAAGTTGGAACTAAGTTATTCAGATTAACAAGTAATGCTACTAATAGTACTATTGGTGGAATGACTGGAACATTTGGTGAAGAGTCATACTTTGCTCAAGGTACAATTAATAATATGCAGGAGACTATCAGATCTACTAGAAGACCTAGGTTTGATGTACAAAATGCTTCTGAAACTCGTGCTGCTACAGATGTTACATCTACACAATCAGTAAGTACAAGTAATGAGACAACGAGAGTACCATTACCACCTCCACCTCCACCTCCCCCACCACCCCCTACGCCACCACCAAGGCCACCAGTACAGCCACCACCTAGACCTAGACCACCGATACTAATAATTACGGTTCCACCACCTAGACCACCTAGGCCAGTACCACCCCCTCCTCCACCTCCACCACCCCCAATCCCAACACCACCCCCAACGCCTCCTAGGAGACCAGCAAGGGGCGGTAAAGATCCTCTTGCACAGTCATTCTCTGTTCAAAATGATGCTGGATTCTTTGTAACTCAAGTAGACATCTTCTTTAGAACAAAAGATCCACTGCTACCTGTAACGGTACAGTTGAGACCGATGGTTGCTGGTGTTCCTTCAGAAGAGGTTTATCCTTTTGGTGAAACAATTGTAGAGGCAAAAGACATTTTTGAGTCAGCAGATGCTGGAACACCTACTACGGTTAAGTTCCCATCACCTGTTTACTTAGAACCTAAGACAGACCATTGTATCGTTTTACTATCACAGTCTAACGAATATACAGTTTGGATCTCCAGAATGGGTGAAGTTGACATTACAACTCTTCTGCAACCAGAATCTAGACAGGTTGTTGTATCCGCACAACCAAGTCTTGGATCTCTATTCAAGTCGCAGAATGGTTCAACATGGAACCCAAGTCAGTATGAAGATCTTAAGTTTAGTCTTTACCATGCTGACTTTACTTCAAACTCTGGAACAATATCATTCTACAACCCAGAACTAGCAAAAGGTAATAACCAAATTGCTACTTTGGTTAAAGATTCTCTAGAATTTAATTCTAAGAAACTTATTGTAACAACAGATGATCTTGTAAACACAAGTGGTTTAGTTCTTGGAAATACAGTTATTCAGAAAAATGCTAATGCATCTGCAAATTATGTTGGTGCTGGTGGTTCTGCAACTGGTGATCTAAGTATTATTAATGCTGGTATTGGATACACACCTACTAATGGTTCTCAGTTTACCTTTACTGGTGTATCTTTAGACTCCTTTAGTGGAAATGGTAAGAATGCAACTGCAGACATTACAGTTGGTACATCTAACGGTGTAAATGGTGTTGCTATTGCTGCAACCATTAATGCTGGTGGATCTGGATATCAAGTTGGTGATGTTCTATCAATACCTACAATTGGTAATGATCAGTTGGGTAGAAACATGCAACTATCATTAGGTGCAGTTACTGGAATTAATGAATTAATTCTAGATGATATTCAAGGTGACTTTGAAATTAGTAGTACAAAACCACTTCAATATGTTAGTCCTTCTACGGGAATTACCACTATGGTATCCGTTGGATTTGGTTCTGATGTAAACATTAGTGATTATGCACTAAGTACTTTAGAAGAAGATGGTATGCATATTAAAGTGAACCATAAGAACCACGGTATGCATCAAGACACTAACAAAGTTATTATTGCTGATGTACAGTCTGATACTAAAATAACTACTCTGTCCGCAGAGTACTCAAATTCTAGTTCTGCTGCTATTGGTATTGCTAATACTTCAGGATTTGAATCCTTTGAGAATGTTGGTGTTGCTGCTACTAACCCTGGCTATATTAGGGTTAATGATGAAATCATCTCCTACACTGGAATTGCTGCTGGTCAGTTAACAGGAATTACTAGATCTATTGATCAAACAACTCCGTTTACTTATCCATCTAAAACACCAGTTGAGAAGTATGAGATTAATGGAATATCCTTAAGACGTATCAACAAGACACATGATCTTCAAGATGCTACTCCTGCAAGATCTATTACTCTTGATTCTTACTTCATTAAGATCAACCCATCTCTTGATGGAACAGATCGTAGTACTGGAATTGGGTTCCCTAAATTGTTTATCAATGAATCCAAGTCTGCTGGTGGTGAAGAGATGCATGCAACTCAAAACATCCAGTTTGAAGCAATAAGACCTGTTGTTCAAACAATGGTTCTACCAGATACTAATATTAAGGCAGAGATGAAGAATACTACTGCCACAAGTATTGATGGTATTGAACAGTCCTTTGTTGAGACTGAAGCAACTCCAATCAATATTGAAGAAGATACTTACCTTGATGCACCTAGAATGATTGCCTCACGAGTCAATGAACTTGAGCGTTTAGACAGTCGTCCTGGTAACAAGTCTATGGAAGTAACATTTACATTATCTTCCTCAGATAGCGATATCTCTCCAGTCATTGACTTGGATAGAGTTGGTATGGTTCTTATTAGTAACAGAGTTAATGCTCCAATTACCGATTATGCTGGTGATTCTAGAGCATCGACAATCGTAGAAGATCCAACAGCGTTCATCTATGCTAATAAACCAATTACACTAGAAAATTCTGCTACTTCGATTAAAGTCTTGATGGCAGCATATACTAATACTTCTAGTGATCTGAGATGCTTCTATTCAATATCAAATGATTTAGAATCAGACCCAATTTACTATCCATTCCCTGGATATGATAATTTGGATGTCAATGGTGCAATCAAAGATATTGCTAAGAACAGTGGACTACCTGATAAGAAAATTCCTAAGACGGATGTTCTTGCTCATGGTAGTGATGATCTTCCGTTCACAGATTATGAATTTAGTGTTGACGATCTTCCTGAGTTTAGATACTTCAGTATTAAGATTGTTGGAACTGGAACAGATCAAGCATATCCACCAAGGATACGTGACTTAAGGGCAATTGCATTAGCGTAATTATGTACAATCCACGTTTTTTAAAGGTTGAAGGTCATAGTTATCTCGTAAGGGATACTAAGACCAATGCCATTATCAATAACGATAAAAAAGGACATGAACAATACCTTGCCCTAAAGAGAGCAAAATCAAAAGAGATAGACAAAGTACAAACCCTTGAACAAGATATTCAAGGGCTTAAGTCTGATCTAAGTGATATAAAATCTATGTTAGGACAATTGTTAGATAAGTAAAATGGCCAAACCAACCAGTCGTCAAGGATTAATAGATTATTGTAGGAGACAACTTGGTTCTCCTGTATTGGAAATCAACGTTGCAGAAGAACAGATCGACGATCTGGTAGATGATGCTATTCAATTATTCCATGAACGTCATTTTGATGGTACTACTCAAGCATTCTTGAAGTATAAAATAACTCAAGAAGATATTGATAGGGGTACTGTTGAGTATCCACATGAAGGAGGTAAAGTTGGTATTGCTACTACTTCTGTAACAGATAATATTCCTGGTCAAGGGAATGTAACTTTTAATTGGTATGAGAATGGTAATTATATAAAAGTCCCACCCTCAGTTATGGGTGTATCAAAGATTTTTAAATTTGAAGGTGGTGGTGGACTTTCTGCTGGAATGTTCAGTATCAAGTATCAGTTATTTTTAAATGACATTTATTATTTGGGATCAACTGAATTACTAACATATTCAATGACCAAGAGTTATCTTGAAGATTTGGATTGGTTATTATCAACTCAAAAACAAATAAGATATAATCAGAGAGAAGATAGACTTTATCTTGATATTGATTGGAGAACACAGGTTCCAGGTAACTATTTAATTTTAGATTGTTATAGGGCACTTGATCCTGCTACTTCTGATCAAATTTGGAATGATAGATTTTTAAAACCTTATTTGACTGCATTAATCAAGAAGCAATGGGGTATAAATTTAAGCAAATTCCAAGGAGTCAAATTACCAGGTGGTATTGAGATGAATGGAAGACAAATACAAGACGATGGGCAAAGAGAAATAGACGCTATTATTGAAAAAATGTCTTCTACTCACGAATTGCCACCGTTGGATATGATAGGTTAAGATCATGGCACTTAACCCATTTTTCCTACACGGATCTAAAGGAGAACAGAATCTTGTTCAGGATTTAATAAATGAACAACTGAAGATGTTTGGTGTGGAAGTTTATTACATACCAAGAATTTTTGGTAATGAAAAATCCGTGATGGAAGAGGTATCTAGATCAAACTTTGCTAATGCTATCCCCATAGAAGGATATGTTGAGACTTTTGATGGATACTCTGGAGCAGGAACACTTCTATCTAAGTTCGGTGTTCAAGAGTTAGATGATCTAACATTGATTATCTCTAGAGAGAGATATGAAGAAGAAATACAAAAACGTATAGAACCATTAAAGGGAGTTAAGTTAGCATCTCGTCCTAAAGAGGGTGATTTAATATACTTCCCATTAGGTGATAGATTGTTTGAGATTAAGTATGTTGAACATGAAAAACCATTCTATCAATTAAAGAAGAATTATGTTTATGAATTAAGATGTGAACTCTTCATATACAACGACGAAGAGGTAGATACTGGAATAGACTTTATTGATGATAACGTAGAAGAAGAAGGTTATATTCAATCATTTACTCTTGCTGGAATAGCAACACAAGCAACTGCTGTAACAACTTTAGTTAATGGTGGTGTACGCAATATTATGATATCTAGAAGAGGTTCTGGATATACTCAAGCACCTCAAGTTGCATTCTCTTCTGCTCCTATAGGAGGACAAACTGCAGTTGGTGTAGCGTCAATGATATCGGGACTTGTAGATTTTTGTGAACCAAATGAAGATCTATCAAGAGTTCAAGCAGTTGATCTAACAAATCCAGGTTCTGGATATACTGTTGCACCTAGAGTTGGTTTTATGACTGATACTGGAAGTGGAGCATATGGTGTAGCAAATATTGCTGACGGTGTTTGTGGTATCATTACCATCACTAATGGTGGTGGTGGATATATTGGAATACCAACGGTAGCATTTGCACCTGATGGGTATAGTGGTATTGGTAGTACAACTATACCAGCGGTAGTGCATGCTGTTGTGTCTGCTGCAGGTTCAGTTACAGCACTTGTTTACGAATCTTGTGGTGGGTACTATACTGATGTTCCAGAGATATTAATTGCACCACCAGTACAGACTGGAGGAACTGGTTCATTTAATAGAGGAGAAGATATAGTTGGTACGGCAAGTAGTGCAACTGCACAAGTTAAGACTTGGAATGCTGTAACTAGAGAGTTACGAGTAGGGCAGATTGTTGGAACCTTCCAAAAAGGTGAATATGTTGTCGGACAAGAGACTTCTACAAAGTTTGCTATAAGTGATCTAAATAGTGATGATAATCCAGATTCTGGATTTGCTCAGAACACTACGATAGAGTCTGAGGCAGATAATCTTTTAGATTTTAGCGAAAGTAACCCATTTGGAAATGTATAATTATGTTTGACCATTTTTACCATCAAATTTTTAGAAAGACTGTAATTGCTTTTGGAACCCTTTTTAACGGGATCACTATCCATAGGGATGGTGCTGCTCCTAATGATCCATCTGCTATTATTAAGGTTCCTTTAGCGTATGGGCCAACACAAAAGTTTTTAGCAAGGATCGAACAGCAACCAGAACTGAATAAACCAGTATCTATGAGTTTGCCTAGGATGTCCTTTGAGTTTACTGGTATTGAATATGATACTAGTAGAAAATTAGGTGCTACTCAAACATTTACTACTTCTATCAAAACTGATAAAAAAGATGTTCGTAAGGTTTACATGCCAGTTCCTTACAATATGACATTTGAGTTAAATATAATGACTCTTTTGAATGATGATGCTTTACAGATTGTAGAACAGATACTTCCATATTTTCAACCAAATTATACAGTTACTATTGACTTAGTAGAGAGTATTGGAGAGAAGAAAGATATACCGATTACTTTAGAGAATGTTGGTTTTGAAGATAATTATGAAGGAGACTATACAGAGAGAAGAGTTCTTCTTTATAAGTTAAACTTTAGTGCTAAGACATATCTGTTCGGACCAGTTCCAGTTGCACCAAAAGATCTTATCAAAAAAGTATCTGTTGGTATTACACCTGGAGAAAGAAGTGCAGCATATGGTACAGGTCGTCAGATTACATATGCTACTCCAGTTGCTACAAAGAACTACACTGGAGATGTTATTGCAAATCTAGCAGAAGATGTTCTTGCGAGTTCTACTGTTATACCAGTAGATGATCCTGCAGGATTATCAGCACTAACATTTATTGATATTAATAACGAGACAATGTATATTGAATCTATTACTGGTAATAAGTTAAGTGTAAAACGTGCTTCTTATAATACAACTGCTATTGAACATGTTCGTGGTAGTGATGTTAAGGGAATAACGTCTGCTGATAATGCACTAATAGAAGGTGGTGATGATTTTGGATTTAGTGGAAACTAATTATGAAAGACAAATTTGAAGATCTAAATGATACTTTTGATATTACACCTGCAGAACCTGTAGAATCTGAAGTAGTAAAAGAACCTAAGAAACCTGAGAAAGTCTCTAAATCAAAAGAGATTGATATTGATAAGGATTATGAGTATACTCGTGGCAATCTTTACAGTATTATAGAGAAGGGCCAAGAGGCACTTGATAGTGCATTAGAGATTGCTGTAGATCAGGGTCAAGCAAGAGCATTTGAAGTTGTAGGTCAACTTATTAAGTCTGTTGCAGATACCACAGATAAATTAATGGATCTCCAGAAGAAGATAAAAGAAGTAGAAGAAGACAATAGTAAAGGTCCAACTAATGTCACTAATGCAATGTTCTTTGGTTCGACAGCAGAACTATCTAAGTTGCTAAAGAAAAATAGAACTGAGAAAGAAGATAAATAGAAAAAAACTGCGTTTAAAATGACGAGTTTTGCAATTGACAAAAAATCTCATAAAGCTGCTTCTAAACAGTCTAAGATTAGGAACATGACTAAATCGTCTAATCCTAATGAAGTTTCTGTGGCGAAAAGCAAACTGAAGTCTAAAATTGAATTACCTCCTAATCCACAGATTGAGGGGTTAAGAATTGTGGACTTAATTATTACTGAGATTGAAGAGGCTCACATGAATAAATCATGTGGTAAGGGTCAGTATTATTGTTATACTGATAAAAAATGCAAGAAGGTTCCTAAAGGTTCACATATGAATTCTAAAGGTCGTCTTGTACCAGATGACCCTGAAGGTGATCAAGAGGATGGTGGAGATCAAGCAATTGATCCAGGTGGAATGAGCACTGAAAACGTAGTACTTCATACCGCTGATGGTAAGAAGTTTGCTGAGATTATTGATTTAATCAGACCAGAAGATGTTATGCCTAAAATGCATGCTTCTGATCAATGGATTGGTGAAGAGGATAATTATTCTCAAAAGGATAAGGAACTCAAAGCAACTAAGTCAGCAAGAGATCATAGACATAAGACTATTCATAAGTCTACAAATACTCAAGGTAATGTAGATGTTAATGAATATGCTCTTGATGATAAGAGAATGGCAAATGTTCAGAAGCAAAAAGCAAATGCTGCTTCATCTGTTCAAAAGTCACAAGCATCTCAATCAGCATCAAGAAAACAATTTGCACAAACTGCTGCTAAACAAGCAAAAGCAAAAGCAAAGGCAAAAGAGAGAAAAGACATCTCTAAAGAGATAGATCGGAAACTAGGAATAGATGAAGATGCAGTCTCTAAAAAACAGCAAAGATTTTTTGGTATGGTTCGTGCAGCACAAAAGGGTGAGGGTGCTTCTTCCCCTGAAGTAGCAAAAGTTGCAAGTGAAATTGGTAAAGGAGATGCAAAGGATTTTGCATCTACAAAGCACAAAGGTTTACCTGAGAAGAAAACTAAAAAGGAGGAACTCCAAATGACAGTTGATGAAGCAGTAAGGCTCCCATCAGAATTCGGTAATCTCATCATGGTTGGTGTGAACTGGAGAGGTAAGATGTATAACATTAAGATGTTCTTCCCTCAGGCAACTATGCCAACGAGAAAAGATGTTCAAGATGAAGTATGTAAGGTATATCCTGGTTGTCAAGTTCAATACTTTGATAAGTATGAATTGCCAAGTAATATGGCACAATTTGATAATGATCAGAACCCAATCATTAAGGTGCAAAAAGAAGGAAAAAGATGGCAAGACGATGATGGTGATGGTAAGTGGTATGAAAAGAGTGATGTAGATGGTAAGATTAGTAAAAGAGAAAAGAAAGCAAAAAACCATAACTGTGCATCAAAGGTAAAGCATGAAGAGTATGGAATCGGAAATTGTATTCCAGAAGCACATGACCTAGATGAGAATGGTAACGTTGCTCATTATGATGTTGAATTTGCAGAGTATATTGTTGAAGGTGTTCCTGTAGAAGATTTAGAAATTCTTGTTACTGAAATGCATGAACATGTTATACCTGAAGGGAAGGGTGAAAAAAATTGTGGATGTGGTCAAAATCCTTGCATTACATATGGGGATGATCGCCACAAGAAAGACAAAGTTGATGAAGCAAAGGCAAAGTATGACAATACCAAATCTCCTGATTATGAGAAGAAGAGAAAAGCTCTTGCTAAAAAGCATGGTGGAGAGGAGAACATAAAAGGTCATCCTCAGTATGAAAACCGTTTTGCATCACATACTGCTGGTATGTCTGATGCTCAAAAAGACATGGCAAGTAGTCAAGTAAGTAAAGGTTTTGCTTACAAGCATGGTAGAAGATTAGATAAGTCTAATTTTGGAGATAGAAAGAAAGCAGGTAAAAGAGGAAACCCACCATCATATCGTAAGTCTGCTGATAGTCCAGAAATGGAATTAAGATATCCATATGGTAAGTCTAATATCAGACAAGGTAAAGGATCTTTTAAAGGTTTGAAGAAGGAACAACTTCTTAAGTCTTTAACAGGATTTATGAATGAAGGTAAAATTGCTGATGCTATGAGAGCAAATCTCGACAAGATGAAAGCAAGTGATAAAAAGTCAAAAATGGCTTTAGATGATTATATTAAAAAGGTAAAAGCACAAAGAAATAAGGACATAGATAGGGACGAGAACTCCTAAATACAACTACGGAACATTAAAGTATCATGTTAATTAACATCAAAGGAACTGAAATCCCATGCCCTACAAGTGCAGGTGCAGGAACTAGTTTCACCGAAGCAACTGTCGTCCGTCTTGTGAATACCGCTGCTGCTGGTACTAACTATTTGGTTACAGTACAAGAGACTGCTGGTGGTACTACTCTTGGTACATTTACAATCAATGGTAATAGTTCAGTCGTATTAGAAAAACTACCAACTCATACAGTATTTGCAGGTAATGCAGATGTTCTTGGAGCAAAGGTAGGTTATACTGGCAATTAAATGGCTACTAAAGTTGATCATTATCTCGGTAATCCTTTATTAAAAAAAGCCAATACTACTCAGGAGTTTACTCAGGAGCAAGTTCTTGAGTTTTCTAAATGTATAGACGATCCAATATATTTTGCAAAGAAGTATATAAACATAGTTACTCTGGACTATGGTTTACAACAATTTAAACCATATAGTTTCCAAGAGAAGATGTTGGATAGATTCCATCATCATAGATTTAATATTTGTAAGTTACCTAGACAGTCAGGTAAGTCTACAATCGTAGTATCATATCTTCTTCATTATGCAATATTCAATGATAATATTAATATAGCAATTCTTGCTAACAAAGCATCAACTGCAAAAGATTTATTAGATAGACTTCAAACTGCATATGAGAACTTACCAAGGTGGTTGCAGCAGGGAGTTTTAACATGGAACAAAGCATCTCTTGAATTAGAGAATGGTTCTAAAATTATTGCTGCGTCTACATCTGCATCTGCAGTCCGTGGTGGATCTTATAACATCATATTCTTAGACGAATTTGCGTTCGTTGCAAACCATTTAGCGGATCAGTTCTTTAGTTCTGTTTATCCTACTATATCATCTGGTCAAAAAACTAAAGTTATAATTGTTTCTACCCCTCACGGGATGAATCACTTTTATAAACTTTGGCATGATGCTGAACGTAAGAAGAATGAATATATCCCTACAGAGGTTAATTGGTGGGATGTACCAGGAAGAGATGAGGTTTGGAAGGAACAAACTATTGCAAACACTTCAGAACAACAGTTCCGTGTTGAGTTTGAATGTGAATTTTTAGGATCTGTTGATACTTTGATTAGTCCTAATAAATTAAGGAATTTAGTTTATGAATCACCAAAACTTAGTAACAAAGGATTAGATGTATTTGAAGATGTTAAACCAGATCATAATTATGTGATTACTGTTGACGTTGCTCGTGGTGTTGGAAATGATTATTCAGCATTCACAGTAATTGATATTACAACCTTCCCTCATCAATTAGTATGCAAGTATAGGAATAATGAAATTAAACCTATGTTATTCCCCTCGATAATTCATGATCTTGCTAAGAATTATAATATGGCATACATTTTATGTGAAGTTAATGATGTTGGAGATCAAGTAGCATCTATCCTTAATTACGACTTAGAGTATGAAAATGTTCTTATGTGTTCTATGAGAGGTAGAGCAGGTCAAGTTGTAGGTCAAGGATTCTCTGGTAAAAAGACTCAACTTGGAGTCAAGATGTCTAAAACTGTTAAAAAGGTTGGATGTCTAAATCTAAAGACTATGATTGAAGCGGATAAAATTACTTTTAAGGATTATGACATTATCAGTGAATTAACTACATTTATTGAGAAAAGGAATTCATTTGAAGCAGAGGATGGTTGTAATGATGACCTAGCAATGTGTCTTGTAATATATGCATGGTTAGTAGAACAAGACTATTTTAAGGAGATTACTGATCAGGATGTACGTAAGAGATTATATGAAGAGCAAAAAAATCAAATAGAACAAGATATGTCTCCATTTGGTTTTATTGAGAATGGATTGGATGAGAATAGTTTTGTAGACTCTACAGGGGATAGGTGGTATACCGATGAGTATGGTGATATGTCATACATGTGGGATTATAGGTAGTAACCCCTTCAAATTAAATATTTTAATAAATATCTCTAGAACAAAACTGAGAATTTTTGGAGACATAGAACATGGCCACTCCTCAATTATCTCCTGGTGTACTGACTAGAGAAGTTGACTTAACGGTAGGTAGAGCGGAAAACGTTCTTGACAACATTGGAGGTATTGCTGGACCTTTTGAAATTGGTCCCGTATTAGAACCGATCAATATTGCCACAGAGCAAGATCTGATTACCACATTCGGTAAGCCTTATGATGACGATGCCCAGTATGAATACTGGATGTCTGCATCACAATACCTCTCCTATGGTGGTGTGCTTAAGGTAATACGAACCGATGACGATAACTTAGCTAACTCAAACGTTGGTGTAGGTACTTCTGCAATAGCAAGCACAAAGATAAAGAACTTCGACGACTATAATACTAATTTTATAGATGCAGCGTCCAACTTCCTTTATGCAGCAAAGAACCCAGGAAGATGGGGTAACTCTCTGAAGGTCTGCTATATTGACGACTTGGGAGATCAAGTTATTGGTATTGCAACAACTTCAGTAACCGATATGGGTGCAGCAGTTGGATATGGTGTAACGGTTGACATAAGTGGTCAAGTAATTCCTGGTGCAGGAAGCACTTCTGTATTCTATGGATATCTTAAAGGGGTTGTTACTCAAGTAGTTAACGCTCCAGAAACGTCTCTTAGTACATTAACGGTCAAAATACGATCCAGAGTCTCTACGGGTGGCACAGAACCTGGTAAAGAAACATATGTAAACTATGCAGAAAATAGTGCATATGCTTCGTTCTTAAAAGACCAAAGATTAACAATTCTCGACTCTGACGGCGATGTAATGTCACCAGAAGACTCGATATCAACTATAGGAATAAACACTTCATCTCAGATTAATGGTCAGCAAGACCAATCTTATGTTGGAGTTGGTGGTACTACTAACGGTGGTGGTTCTGACGCTACATTCACTATTACTAGAAATAGTACAACTGGTGGTGTTGCTTCTGCAACCATTGTAAATGCTGGTGTTGGATACACTGTAACAGATACAGTCTCCATTGCTGGTACTTCTGTTGGTGGTTTTGATTTAAGTCAAGGTAAGATCAACACAGTTGGACTTACATCTTCAACTAGCGTTCCATCTGCTTCTAGTGGTACTTACACTAACCTATCAGGTACAAGTGCTCAAGGTACTGGAGCAATATTCACTGTCTTCAGAGATGCAAGTGGTGGTATTGGAACCGTCTCACTAACAAATCCTGGTGAAGCATATGGTGTTGGAACAACAATTACCATTAACGGAGCAGGAATTGGTGGTACATCAATTACTGATGATATCAAACTAAACACAGCATCTCTTAGAGATGACCAAGTTGTTCTAGAGGTTGGAGGAACAAACTCCAGAGTATTAGTTGCTGGTGTTGATGATTGGTACAATTCACAAGAACTTGGATTAGATAACTCTAAAGTATTCTGGCGAAGCATTGCTCCAAAACCAGGAACATCAAACTACACTGCAGAGCGTGGTGGTAGAAATGATGAAATGCACGTTGTCGTTGTTGACGATTCAGGTACTTTAACTGGTATCCGAGGTAATATCCTAGAGAAGCATCTAAACCTTTCTAAGGCAACCGATGCTGTATCTGAAGCAAATGCTCCACAGAAGACATGGTACAAGTCTTATCTTGCCAACTATTCTAATTACATTTACGCAGGTGCTAACCAAGGTCAAGGTAACGATACCTACCACAATACATTCCCTACTGGAACTTACTTCAATCCTTCTACTACTGGTAGTCTATATGGAGACGGTGATCAACCAACAGTATGGTATTCATTAACTCAAAACAGCACTCGCTGGAACAGAGTTGCTAAGGATAACACCTTCAGTTCTATTGGTGGAGTTACATACTCACTAACAAATGGTGAGAATTATACTGCTGCTGGTGGACTTAAAGCAGAATTAGGAAATCTAATTGGTGCTTACAACCTCTTTGATAATAAAGACGAAGTTCAAGTAGATTACCTATTAATGGGACCTTCTTGTAATTCTCTTAATGATAGTCAGGCAAAAGCAAACAAACTAATTGGTATTGCTGAGTCTAGAAAAGATTGTGTGACTGTTATATCACCACACAAAGGAACAGTAGTTAATATTACTGACCCAATCGTTCAAACTAGTAACATAGTTGAGTTCTTCGGACCACTAAGTTCTTCTTCTTATGCAATATTTGATAGTGGTTACAAGTATACTTACGATAGGTTCAACAACAAGTTCCGTTACCTTCCATGCAACCCAGATATTGCTGGATTGATGTGTCGTACAAACCTTGTTGCTTATCCTTGGTTCTCACCTGCTGGTCAGCAGCGTGGCGTAATTAAGAATGCAATCAAACTTGCATACAACCCAACGAAAGCACAAAGAGACATTCTTTACTCCTCACGTATTAACTCAATAATTAATACACCTGGAACTGGAATCATCCTCTTCGGTGATAAGACTGCACTAGCATATGCTTCAGCATTTGATAGAATTAACGTTCGTCGTTTATTCTTGACAGTTGAGCAAGCACTTGAAAGAGCAGCACAGGCACAACTCTTTGAGTTTAACGATCAGGTAACGAGGGCAAACTTCGTTAACATCGTTGAACCATATCTACGTGATGTTCAAGCAAAACGTGGTATTTACGATTATCTGGTTATTTGTGATGAGACAAACAACACTCCAGACATAATTGATAATAATGAATTCCGAGCAGACATCTTCCTGAAGCCTGCGAAGTCGATCAACTACATCACCCTGACCTTCGTTGCTACACGTACAGGTGTTAGCTTTGAAGAAGTCGCTGGTAGAGTTTGATAACTGATTGATTAAATACTAAGGAGGATTCTAACTAAAATGGCAAGAGAAATCAGGACTATCTCCGACTTTAAGAGTAAACTCTTAGGCGGTGCAGCAAGACCAAATCTATTTGAAGTATCAATTCCAACATTCCCTACTGCAGGAAGTATTGCATGGGATGATGATACCTTCAGTTTTTTGTGTAAGGCAGCAGCATTACCTGCTTCTAATATTGCACAAATTGACGTTCCGTTCAGAGGTCGTATTTTAAAGGTTGCTGGAGACAGAACCTTCGATACTTGGACTGTTACAATCATCAATGATGAGGACTTCAAACTAAGAACATCATTTGAGCAGTGGATGAATCAGATCAGTAAGTTGGATAACAACACTGGTGCTACAAACCCTGCTTCATACATGACCGATGCTTATGTTTATCAGTTAGGTAGAGGACAATCAAGATTCTCTACAGAAAACACTGATGCAGACAGCGTACTACCTTTAAGAACTTACAAGTTCTTCGATATATTCCCAACGAATGTATCTCAGATAGATCTATCATATGATACATCTGATACAATCGAAGAGTATACAGTTGAATTCCAAGTTCAGTACTGGCAAGCAGAGGGTGGTGACCAAACAGGTACACCTGTGGTATAATAAATAGATACACAGTATTAAGACAATATAATGGCGAAGTTATTTGGCTTTTCTATTGAGGATAACGAAAAAAAATCCCCTGGCGTGGTGTCACCCATACCTCAATCAAATGAGGATGGAGTTGATCATTACTTAACCAGTGGATTTTTTGGTTCTTATGTAGATATAGAAGGAGTCTATAAAACCGAATATGATCTCATCAAGAGATATAGAGAGATGGCATTACATCCAGAATGTGATGGTGCGATTGAAGATATTGTCAATGAAGCAATAGTTAGTGATTTAAACGATAGTCCTGTTCAGATAGATTTAGATAATTTAAATGCTGGAGATAGTTTAAAGAAAAAGATAAGAGAAGAATTTAAAACTGTTCTTGAACTTCTAGACTTTGATAAAAAGTGTCATGAGATTTATAGAAATTGGTATGTTGATGGAAGATTATATTACCATAAAGTAATTGACTTAAAGAATCCACATGATGGGATTCAGGAGTTAAGGTATATTGATGCATTGAAGATGCGTTATGTACGTGAATCAATAACTAAGAAGGATAAAGGTGGTGGTGTACAACAGAATGATGGACGTGACAATCCAATGTCATCCCCATTCCCAAATATTAAAGAGTATTTTGTATATAACCCAAAACAAAATGTAGCACCTTATGGTGGACAACCAGGTAAAGGATCTGGTGGTGGAGTTAAGTTTGCAAAAGATTCCATCTCATATTGTACCTCTGGATTGGTTGATAGGAATAAAGGAACAACATTATCCTATCTACACAAAGCAATTAAGTCACTCAACCAATTAAGAATGATTGAGGACTCTCTTGTTATCTACAGATTATCAAGAGCACCTGAAAGAAGA